CCCCTCCCGCGCGAGATTTCCGAACAGGCTGCGGTACAGCGCGTCCATGGCCAAAACGCTGCGGTGCGCGTCCAGCCGCTTCATGCCGCCGCGCCAGCTCTGGTAGCTCTGCTCCACCTGCTCGGGGGTCATGACGCCATCGGCGACCATGCGGGCCATCTTCTTGAGCTTGCGGCGCTCCCACAGGTCGAAGCGGATGAAGCCCCGGCATATGTCGCGGCCCTCCAGAAGGTCGTTCCTCGATTTGACCGCGTTTCGCAGGTAGTCCTTCATATAACGCTGCGTGGATGCCTTCCACATCACGCCGCGCGCGGCCTGCTTGGAGGCCTTGCACAGGCTGTTGAGGTCGGCCACGGCCTCAAGGGTGCACGGCTTCACGCGCTCGGCCTTGGCCTTGGCGCGCCTCTCCTCGCGGCGCTTGCGGCGCGCGGCCCTTCTTTCCTCGGAGTTCATCGAAGGCACCCCGCACGGCTCTCAGTGTGGCTCTGGCAGCCGCTTGAGGTATGGCCATGAAACGCGGCGAAGCCACGGAGCGCCGCGCCATGCAAGCAGCGTCCGGCCACCCTCGCGGGGTGCGTATTTACGGGCGCATGCCCGACGGTCGCGCCTTCCTTCCTCTTCGCGCTCTGCTTTCGGCTCTGGGGCCTACTCGGTCTGGCAATAAGGGAATCCGGGGCGGGGGCGAACCCAGACGTTCGTCGCCGAGTTGTAGTTGGCATTGCCGTTGTTGTTGACATAGCACACGTTGGACGCGGAGCCCGACGCAACGGAACGCAGCCACCAATTGTACCGATAAACAAGGCGCGACCGCCGTCCATTATAGCGAACGCAGGCGCTCTAGCTCGGCCTCGGCCTCGGCTATGCGCTCCTCGGTGGACTTCTTGCCGGTGACGCGCACGTTCTTGCGCGCGCCCTTCAGCAGCCTGATCTCCTCCTCGACCATGGCCGCCAGCGCCTCGAAGCGGTTGGCGTTCACGGGCAGGCCGATATCCATGAGGCACTGCATGTCCAGCATAAGCTGCTCGCAGTCCGCTATGGCCAGCGTCAGGTAGCGTTTCCTCTCCAGCGCGTTGAACGAGCTGTTTGGATAGAAGCAGTCGGCGCGGTTGACGTTGTACACGATGCTGCGCGCCGTCTCCACGGTCGGCACCGCGTTCAGCAGACGGTAGGCCTTCGGAACCACGGAGGACGACGCCATCAGCTTGTTGACCTCCACGCGGATGGCGATGGCCTGCGTGAAGAACTTGTACTCGGACACCTCGCGGTTGCGCTGGTAGACGCCGCTCACGTGCACCTCCTGGGGAAACTGGCGAAAAAACGGCCCGCTTCGCGGGCAGGAGGCGACCGCGCAAGGCGGTCGCCTAGAAGCAGAGTATAGAGCACTCGGCTGGCTAGCCGACGAGGAAGCCGGGGCGGGGGCGAACCCAGACGTCCGCCGCCGAGGTGCAGTAGGCAGCGCCGTTGTTGCCGACATAGCACACGTTGGACGCGGAGCCCGACGCAACGGAACGCAGCCACCAGTGGTACCGATTTCCGTTGACTCGGTGAGCGGTGTCGCGGAACAGGTCCCACTGGCAGTCGAAGCCGACGCTGTAGCCCTTCGTCCCCCACACGGGGCAGCCGTACACCTCCATCTCCGACAGCGAGAACACCTTGCCGATATCCTGCCAGCTCCACGAGTTGGAGTCGTTGAGCGCGCCGCTTGCGCTGTAACGCTCCTCCAGCAGGACGCGCTGGGTCAGCAGGTACTTGGTCAGCCCCTCGGGCAGGCAGGCCTCGAAGGCCGTCTCCCACGCCTTGAGGTTGCTGTTGGGGTAGGGGCATTTCTGGTCGGCGGTGCCCTGGTTCGTGTTGGTGGTGTTCCACATCAGGAAGCTGTCGTTGGCAACGCCGGTCACGGTCTTGGCCACGGCGATGGGCGCGGAGGCCACGAAGGCGATGTGGTGGCCTTTGGAGCTGTCGCCGCAGCAGTAGTACGGGTCGAAGTGCGCCAGGAGGAAGCGCACGGACTGCTGGGCCGCCACGCCCGACGCGCTTACCAGCGGCACGTCGATGTAGTCTCCCACGCGCAGGCCCGCGAAGTTGCCGTTGGCGGCTCGCTTGTGCAGCGCGTCGTACACGCTGCCGCTGCCGATCTCTCCCGCCAGGATGGTGGCGATGTTCTGCCCGCCGTACTTGCCGATTTGGCCCTGGCGGTTGTACTCGGCGTTGTTGAGCGCCGTCTGCGCGTTGCTGCGCGCGGTATCGTCGATGACGTTGAGCGGCTGGCCGCCTACGACCAGCGTCTTTGCATTTGCCATTTATCCTCCTTAGGAAAGGGTTACCGTGCTGCCCGATACCGAGCACGTGCTGCCGAACGTCACCGTGTCCCCGGATACCGACGCCTTGCCGGCAGGGCAGTAGACCGTGCCGTCCATGTAGATGAACTTGTCTGTCGCGTCGGCGAGCATCGTCGCAAGCTGGCCGTTCTGGCGGCGCAGCTCGGCGATGTCGGACTCGCCGGCGGCGCCCTGCGCCGCCGCGTTCGCGATCTGCAATGCCGCGCTTGCCGCCGCATCGGCCCTCGACGCCGCACCGCTAGCGGCGGATGCCGCATCGAACGCGGATTGACCGAGCCGAGATAGCTCAGTGCTCCACTTCCTGTAGAGCTCGTCGAGCTCCTGGTCGTAGCTGACGGCAGGCCCTGTTGTCACGTCCACATTTCCCAGGATGACGAGCGCGAAGTCCTCGGTAGTCTCGGAGGCCCCGTTGGCGTAGAACTCGAAGTAGGCCAGGCGGCATTTGCCGGTGCCGTTGACGGCCTCCGGCGCCAGCGTGGCGCTCACCGAGGCCGTGCCCACGGTCGCCGAGCAGCGCGCCCACGTGCCGTCGGCGTGGAGCACGCACAGGCGCGCGAGCTGGCACGTCGGGGTGTACGTCGCGCCGTCCACGGTGAGCGACGCCGTTATCTTCTGGGTCTGCGTCTCGCCCCTGCGCACGGTGACGCGCTGCGGGACTGTGCCCGGGCGCTTGCGCATGTCGAGCGCTATAGCGTGGTTGATCATTTGGCCTCCAGCGCCTTCAGGGCGGCGAGCGCGGCCCTGAATGCCTCGACCGGGTCGACGGCCTCGGTTCCCTCCCCCGTCTCGTCCGCCGTGGCCGGCTGAGGGTCGACGATGGCCGAGAGCGCGTCGAACACGGCGACCGTGGCGGCGGTGCGCTCATCGACGTACCCGGCGGTCGCCAGCGGGATGCCGTTGACCGTGGGGTCAGGCTTGCGGACGTCCGCGGCCTTGACGACCTCGCGCGTGCCGTCGTCGTACTGGGCGACAAATATGAGTCCGGCGTCCTCGGCGCGCCGGAGCGCCTCCGGATCGTACTCCGTCAAGCACTGTTCGTTGTTTCCAATGATGTCGTGGACGGCGTAGCCCACGACGATTTTCTTGCTTGCTTCCATTCCTTCTTGTCCTTTCATCTCTTATCCGCTCCACCCGGACGGCATTGTCGACACACCGATCAGCAGGCCGTTCTTGAACTCGAGCACCGACGATGTCTGGAACTGGTCGTTGAAATATTTCTTGCCGTTCTCCGTGTAAAGCGGGTGGTATGCCACTCCGACCTTGGTTGACAGGCCTGACCACGTCGTGACGCTCGTGTCGGCACTGCCGCTCACGCTGAGCCTCGGGGTCGAGACTCGCACGATGCCCTGTCCCTGCAGCTGCAGTCCGTGGTAGATAATCGACGGATTGTCGATGTCATGTGACGTTGAGGAGCATTCGATGTATCCGTACTGCGTGCCGTCCTTGAATCCCGCCAACTTCCCGCTCGAGTCGAGCTCCATGGCGTACCCGCTGCTGCGGTTTCCACCGGTGAAGCTTCCGGTCGCCGTGATGTTCTTCGCCGTCATGTAGTTGGTCGTCAGCACGCCTTCCTTGAGGTTCCACGAGTTGCGCCCCTTTGCGTCCGCGAGAGTCCCGGTTGCGATGTATGTCGCGTTGACGTAGACCCTGTTGTTGCTCATGTAGAGCCCCTGGTCTGCGCCGCCGTTCGTCAGGCGGTCGAAGATGGCCTTCTGGTCCATCTGCTCGTCGTAGGCGCTCAGGATGCCGTCGGCGTAGTCCGATGCGTTCTTCTGCTCGATGGCATGTCGCGCCCCGGTCGCGGCCTCGGCATAGTCCCTCACGGCGGTCGAGTATGCGCCGTAGGCCGCGTCGTACTCGTCCATTGCAACCTTGAGCTCCTCGGCGGTCTTGCACTTGATCACCTTGTCGACCTTGTCGGCGTAGGCGCCGTACGTGCCGCCCTCGTCGGTCGTGCCGAAGGCCTTGGTGTAGCGGGGACCGAGGACGGTCGAGAGGAACTTGGCACTGAGGTCCTTGTTCGACTTCAGCGCGTTGTACTGGCTCGTGAGCTCCTCGCGCTCCTTTTCGACGTCCTGCTTGGCCTTCTTGACCGCCGCCTTCTCCGCTTCGGTCACCACACCGTCTTTGGCGAGGTCCTGCACCGTCGTGTCGAGGCCATTGAGCGAACCCGTGAGGTCGTGCGCGCTCTGGTAGGCCTTGTTGTACGCGGCCTCCAGCACCGGCGCCGTGTGGGTGACGCTGCCGTCGCCGTATGTGACGCGTTCCATCGACCAGACGAAATATCCGTTCGACCATTGCGGGAGGTCCTCGGACCATCCCAGCTCTGGGTTCTGCGCATTAATCGGCGGCACGCTGTCCGACTGGTTCCTCGCGTAGAGCTTTACGCGCGCCGCGATGGCGCTGCCGGCCATCTGGTTGGAGCCGTTGATGGCCTTGGCGAGGCACGGCGCGGTGTAGGTGACCGAGCCGTCCGTCCACGCGATCTTGCTGCGTGTCCAGATGTACTTGCCCTTCGCCCACGCGGGCTGGGCCTCCGACCAGCTGCCGCCGGACTGCGCCGTGGAGCTCGTGGAGAGGTAGTACTGCTCGACGATGCCGCGCACGCCGGTACCGGTCGAGCCCTTGTCGCCCTTGGCGCCATCGATGCCGCTGATGCACACGGGCTCGCTGTACTCGATGTCGCCGGACTGCATGGTGGTCTTGGTGCGCGTCCAGATGTACTTGCCCGACACCCATTGCGGCGCCGTGGTCTGCCATCCGCCCTGCGGCTCGGTGACGCGCGACGTTCCCTGGGCGTACTCGACGTCCACCGACGCTATCACGGCATCGGCGACGGCGATGTCCTTGCCGTCGAGCTTGGCGCCGGGGCCTAGATTGACCTCGCTCTCGTCGAGGTTCCAGTAGTTCTTGCCGCTCCTGTCTTGGATGGTTCCGGCCTTGATCAGGTCGCCCATGAGCGTGCCGACCGTGATGAGGTCGGCCGTGAAGCCCGCGCCGGTGCCGAAGGTGCGCCAGTCCCACGAGCCGTCGGCTTTGCAGCCGGAGGCGATGCGGAATCCCTGGGAGCACAGCTGCATGGCCATGCCGTCGCCGGTCGTCGAGCGGCCGTCCGCGTCGAGGGGCACGGAGCCGAAGATCAGACCGCGCTCGAAGCTCGTATGGACGTAGCTGTTGCCCGCGAGGCTGAACTGCGTATTCATGCTGTCCATGACCTGCTGGAGGTATGCGGGCGGCGTGGATGCCGCCACGTCCCAGTTGGACGAGCGCTTCGACAGGCTGGACACTTTCTGCTGCTGAGCCAGCAACATGTCCGTGATTGTCTCGGTCACGTTCCCGAGCGTCACGCGCATGGAGCCGCCAAGCTCGTCGGTCACGAGCTTGGTCACGCGGCCCTCGCAGCGCAGCGCCGGGGAGAAGCACGTGTCGACGATCTGGACGTCGTCGCCCACGGCGACGCCCTCCCACTCGCGCCCGAACTGCACGAGGTCGACGACGTCGGCCTCGTAGGTCATTCCCGGCTCCTTGCGGGAGTCGAGGTACGCGCGGGTCTCGGCGAGCAGGGTTGCCGCGTCCTCGCAATTTGAATTTTCATATTGTCCGAACACGTGCGCGCGCCCGTCCCTGCCGTCGGGTCGCCCGTACAGCCTGAGCGCGGTCGCGTCCTCCACGTAGTTCTTGCCGTTGTTGATGTCACCGAAGGTCAGCTTGCGGCCGTAGCCGCCCGTGTCGGTCTCGATACCCTTGCCGTAGCCGTAGCAGGCAGTGATCGCCCCGTAGTGCTCGGTGCGTGATACCGATGTCAGGTCCTTGGTGTAGGTGAACCGGCGGTGGCCGCCCTTCGCGCCTCGGTGCGAGCGGATGCCCACCCTGCGAGATGTCACCCTGCCGCCGGATACGGTGATTTCAGTCTCAAGCTCACCGCCGCATTTCAAGATTGACTGGAGCGCCTCGCGCGCCGAGGTGTGGTAGAAGGTCAGGCCCTTGTCGACGGTGCCGGTCTGGTCGACCGTTCCGGCGGTCCAGCGGGTCGGCCCAAGGCAGACATTCAGCGCCTGCAAGAAGCCGTAGCCGTAGGGGCGCTTGTCCTCGATATAGTCGCCGTACGTCTCGCAGATTGAGTTGATCGCCGTGTCCGTGTAGACCGTATCGCCTCCGGCGTGGAGGCCCTTGGGGTCTTGGCAGACGTGCTCGTGGACCTTGCCGAGGCGGTCGACCCACACGAGGCGGTAGCCCTGCTTGAGCGCGAAGGTCGTGACGATGTCCACGCTGTCCTCGCCGTTGAGCTCGTCGGTATGGGTGAGGGAGAGCAGCTCTTCGGGGCCGATTGTCGATACGTAGGCGTCCTGCCACGTGTATACGTCAATTCGCACCTAGAGCCACCTCTCCTCCCATTCGAGCGTCGCGGTGCCGCCGCTCGTCTTGATCTGCTGCACGCCGTCGAGCGAGAAGAAGTCACTCGCGACGGTCACGGGCCAGTCCGCGCCGTTGACCGTGCAGCGCTCCGCACGCATGTCCAGCACGACGGTCTGTGCGCCCGTGAACGACGCCTCGACGCGGACGAACCGCCCGGTCGAGACGTTGGTGATTGTCCAGCTCGAGCCTGCCGGGGGCTTGCACGTGACCGTAGGGTAGGCCCTGTAGTTGCCCCCGGCGGCGACGGCGCGCTGGGATGCCGTCACCTGCTCGGAGCGCCGCTGCCCGTAGGCGGCGGGGTCTGCACAGTAGAACGCGAGCGTGAGATTCGGCATGTGTGCGTTGCGCCCCTGCTCCGCCCCTCCCCTGTAGCGCGCAAGCATGTAGCGCTCGGGAGCGTCGTCGAGCACGAGGGCCTTCTCGCCGCCGGACAGCGCCGAGGCGAGCACGGCCCTTGCCTCGGCGACCTCGTCGAGGGAGCCGCCGACGATGTTGCAGTCGACCGCTATCTCGACGGGCTCGAGGCCCGTGGCGCGGATATGCGAGCCGTCCATGCCCGGGACCTCGGTCTCATCGAGCCGCACCTTGGGGACAATCGGTCTCGTGACCTTGGTCACCAGCAGGTACGGCGTGAGGTCGATTCCGCCGAATATCATGCGAACCCCCTTGCGGCGAGCGTGTGCCTGCCGCGCATCGCGATGGCGGAGGAGACGCGCTCCGAGTCGATGTACAGGTTTCCGTCCTTGTCCCGGATCTGCTCGAGGACGGACAGGATGCCGGCGAGGGCGTCGTCGGAATCCTCCTCGGGACGCGCCGGAGTGTAGACCGCGGACGGAGCGACGGTCAGACCCGTCGAGAGCATCCCCTGCGCGGTGTCCATGGCGCCGCTGATGGCGGAGACCACGGTGCCGGTGCCGGAGCCGATGCCCTGCGCCCAGCCCTGCATGAGGGCCTTGCCCGAGAAGGTCGTGTAGCCGTGCCCGGAGAAGGGGCCGACCTTTGCCGGCGAGAACGGGAAGAAGGAGCGGATTCTGGATACTGCGCCGGAGACCGCCGAGGTCACCGAGCCGATAGCGGACATGATGCCGTCCTTCAGGCCGTTGAGTATCGACTTGCCGGAGTTGAAGAGCCAGTTGCGCGCACCCGAGAAGAACCCGGTGATCTTGCCTTTGATGCTCGTGACGGTCCTGTAGACGGAGTTGATTCCGTTGGACGCCGCGCTCTTGATGCCCTCCCAGATGGACGAGCAGGCGCTCTTGATGCTCCCCCACATGCTCGACCACGTGGAGCTGATGCTGTTGAGCACGGAGCTGATCACGCCGCTGACCTGATTTATCGCCGAGTTGACGGCAAACTTGATGCGTCCCCAGACCACCTCGGCGAAGTCGCGGACGGTGTCCCACACGCTTGACCAAATCGAGCTGATTCCATCGAGCGTGGACGTTATCACGGACTCGACGACCCCGATGGCCGCTCGCACGGCGAACTCTATCTGAGACCAGACGAGCTCGGCTACCGACTTGATGGTGTTCCAGACCGTATCCCAGTCTCCGCTTATCGCGGCGGTGACCGTGGAGATGACTGTCTGCACCACGGCCATCGCGACCTGGACGGCAGTGGAGATTGCATCCATCACGCCGGTCAGGACAGCGGAGATCACCGGCCAGACTGCGTTCCAGACGGCGGAGATGATGCCCATCGCCACCTGAATCGCGCCCTGGATGAGCGGCATCGCAGCCAGCACCGCCGACAGCACGGACTGCACGGCGGGCATGGCGATGGCGACGAGCTGCGAGACGGTCGTCATCACGTCAGCGATGACGGTGACCAGGAAGCCGATGACCGGCGACAGCGCCTGCACGATGCCGAGCACCACCTGTATGCCGGTTGAGAGCACCGGCAGCACGGCCTGCGCGATGTTGAGCAGCGCCGTGCCGATTGGCGCGATGAGCGGCGCGATGAACCCGATTGCCGCCTTGATGCCGTTACCGACGGACGTGGCCACGCCAAGGATGGCCTGAAGCGCCGAGCAGATCTGCGAGGAGTCCACCTTCGGCAGCTTGATCCCGATGCCGGCGAGCGCCCCGACGGCGATGTTCCACGCCGTGGCGAGCGCCTCGGACACGATGGGTGTGAGCACCGACGCGATGCCGGAGAGCGCCGCGGGGAGCGCATTGATGATGCCCTGCCCGATCTGGGCGACGCGCGGCGCGATGTTCTTGGCGACCGCGCCGACGGACATGAGCAGCTGCTCGGTGAGCTGCGAGAAGTCCACGTCGTCTCGGCCAAGGCCGGTGAGGAAGTTCTCCCATGATGCCTTGGCCATGCCGATGGAGCCGGAGATGGTCGTCGCGGCCTCCTTGGAGGTCGTGCCGGTGATGCCCATCTCGGACTGCACGGTGTGGATGGCCTCGACCACGTCGGCGTAGCTGTCGATGGTGAGGTCGGCGGTCTTGCCCTGCGCCGCGCGCAGCTTGTTGGCGTCCGCGATGAGTCGCTCCATCTCGGACTTCGTGCCGCCGTAGCCCAGCTTCAGGTTGTCCAGCATCGTGTAGTTTTGCTTGGCAAAACCTTGGTAGGCGTTCTGGACGTCGGCCATGTCCGAGCCCATCTTGTTGACGTTGTCCGCCATGTCGCCCATCGCTGTGTTGGCGGACTCGGCGGCCTTCGCCACGTCGCCGCCGCACGAGCTCACGAGCGATGCGGCGAAGCTGGTCGCCTGGGTCATGTATTGGTTTGCGCTCATGCCGCACGTCTTGTACGCATCCGCGGCGTATCCCTGCAGTTTGCCGGACGCGGAGCCGAAGAGCGTATCGACGCCGCCGACCAGCTGCTCGTAGTCGGCGTATGCGGATACCGCAGCGCCGCCGATTGCGGTCACCGCCGTGGTGAGCGCGCCCATGCCAGCCGCGGCGACGGTGCCCACGCCCCTTGCGACGGTGCCGAGCCCGTTCAGCAGCCCGCCCGAGCGCTTGACCCCGCCGTCCACGCCGGAGGTCATCGAGTCGCCGAATGACTTTCCGGCCTTGGAGCCCGTGTCGCCGAACTCCGAGCAGATGCTGCCGGCGAAGCCCTTCATGGACGGCATGAGCGTGATGCATGCCGAGCCTACGCTAGTCGCCATCCCGTCCTCCTAATCCTAGAATCTCGTCGATTTCCGCCCTGTTCGCGAGGGCGTTGCGCTGGTGCCTCTTGAGCTCCGCGAGCTGCCCGGGCGTCTTGAGCGGCTGCGGCTCCTGCGGCGGCCGGTGCTTCTTGTCGCTCAGTCCCCAAGCGAGGCTCCTGAGCTGGTGCTCGATGCGCCAGAGCATGTACGTCTCCTCGCTCCATTTGAGCTCCGGGTACATGCGGCGCGCGCACCTCGACTCCTTCGGCAGCTGCTCCCACAGGAGGGCGGCGCGCCGGAGGTCGTCCGGTCCGCCCTCGAGCGGGAGGTCGATGCCGTAGTACTGGCGGAAGTCCGCTACGACTTCTGCGCGGTGCCCTTCGAGCTCGAGGACGAATCCTGGGAGTTTTTTGCCTTCGCCGCCTCGAATGCGGCCTGCATGAGCACGCCGGTGAACTCGACGGAGCCGCCCAGGCGCTCCATGTACTCCTCGTCATGTCCGGCAAACACGCGCTCGAATGCATCGAACATGCCGGCGGGCTCGGTCTCGCTCTTGGCGAACTGCTTGTTGGTCTTGTAGGAGGTGAGCTCGTCGTAGTCAGCGGTGAACTCCCCATCGATGCCCGGGATGGTGAATGTGAGCTCGGTCATTACTTGTCCTCCGCGGTCTCGGCGGCCTTGACGGCAGCGGTCTCAGTGGACTGGATGTAGTCGTAGCAGGTGTTACCGGCATCGTCCGTGAGGTACTTGACCGTGAGGGCGCGCGCGGCGAGCTCGCCGACGGCGAGGGTGAGGTCGTCCAGCTCGGAGGACTGGGCGTTGGGGACGACCTTGCGCCAGCGTCGTCCGTCCTTGAGCACGAGCTCGAGCACGGCCGGCCACGTCTCGTCGGAGTTGCCGTTGTGCTTGACCGTGATCATGCCCTCCTCGTCCTTGACGTTGTCGGAGCCGTACATGACCTTGAGGGTGGCGGCCTTGATCTCGGCGAGCGTGAGCTGTGCGCTCTCGACACGGGAGGTCTGCGGCGAGGCCATGAGGTCGCCGTTCATGTCCTTGATGTCCTCGGAGTCGGTGTCGAGCGTCTCGACGTAGCCGTCCTCGCTGATGTAGCCGAGGCATTTCCACGCAGCGGGCAGCGCGGTCTTGTAGTCGGTCGGCAGCGCCGTTCCGGCGGGCGCGGTGAAGATGTAACCGCCCTTTACTCCCTTGGCGCTGGAGACGTTGGCGACGTTGTTTTTGTTGCTTTCTGCCATGATTGCTCCTTATTCGCAGATGGTCAGGTTGATGTTCGTCTGGTATCTGGGAGCCCCCGTGTCGGGGTCGTCCCATCGGTACGTGCCGTCGGGAACGGCCGAGAACACGTTCGGCTCGTCCTCGATGGCGGCGCACGCCCGCTCGACGGCCTCGGCGATCTCGCGTGCGCGCCTGCGGGTCTTCGCCCACGACGTGGCGAGCACGCGCGGGGACTGGATGAACCGTGTCGCGCTCGTGGCGGCAAGGGTGACCTGGACGAACTCATCGGGTCTCTCGCGCGGCACGTCCGGCACGCACTTGATGCCGGTCGCGTCCATGAGCCGCTTGGCGACCACCCTCTCGATGTCCATCAGTCACCTCCGAATGCCGATTGCAGCCGGTTATGCCTGCGCTCGCTCACGTTGGCATGCTTGCTGTCCGTGTAGACGACGCGGCCCCTCGCAAGCGAGCCGCCTATGGTCGCGGTGCTGTAACCGCTCTCGCCGTACTTCGGCGTGAACGTGGAGTTGCATGCGGCAGCGGCGGCGTTTGCCTTCTGGTCGAGCATGGCCTGCACGCCCCAGCCGTTCATGACCTCGGCGTATCCGCCGCGGTTCCAGCCCTTCCACTTGATCTTGACCTCGCACTTCGCCTTAGCCATCGGTTCGGGTCACCTCGCAGGTGAGGTCCCAGGGGCCGGGCGTATTGGCCGCGGTGTATCGCTTGGGGTCGCCGACCACCTTGTAGTCGGTGCCGCGCACCGTGACCGTCGCGTCCTTGAGGTCAACGTCTGCGCCCTTCGGGAAGCAGAGCGTATAGGCGACCGTCACGCCGTTCGGGCGCGTCGAGTCGAGGTCGGCGGTCGCGCCGGGGCACACGACGACGTTGTCGACCGCCTCCTCGGACACCGTCTCGCCGGCAGGCTCGCCAAGCTCGTCGTATGACTGGGCCGCATTGCGCACGGTCACGGTCTCGCCGGAGATGAGGCACATCATTCGGTCACCCCTCCCCTCTCCAGCGGCGTGAGCGACCCGAGCGCCTGACCGGTGAGGCCGAGGCGCCTGAGGTCGCTCTTACCTAGGTACATATCGCCGAGCGCCGAGCCGTAGGTCACCGATGCCGTATAGATGCCCGCCCCCTGGCTGTACTGCGTGGCGCCGGCCATCGCGGACGGTGCCGAGAGCACGCGGTTGACGAGCAGGCAGCACACGGCGGGGGCCGCTCGGTCGAATGCCGGGCACGCCCCCTCGGTGTACTCGCCGATTCGGTCCTCGAATGCCGCGAGCATCAGGTCTGATGCGTCCTGCAGCAGCACCTCGGTGCGCGGCGAGTCCGCGGGCTCGCCGTAGCGGGCCTTGTAGTCGTCGACGCTGGCGAGCGCGGCCATCATTACTCGGCCTCCATGATCCCGGCGTCGACGAGGGCCTGCACGACCTTCGCGACGGTCGGGCTGGCGCCGGGGTTGGCGACCTTCTTTGGCACGACGAGCGGCTTGCCGTCGGGCGAGACGAGCGCCACGTGCTGCGGGAGGATGCTGGACGCCTTGCCCACGTCCTCCACGATGAATTTCTGGACTAGCTGAGCCATCTCGGTACCCCCTAGGCGCTCTTGAGGACGGCGAAGGCCTTCGGGTCGAGTACCGCGTATGCCAGGACGGCCTCGGTGCGGTAGGCGATCTGGTTGTAGCCCTTCAGGTCCTGACCGGTGTTGTCGGGGTCGCCGTACTCGATGACCTCGGCGGTGATGTCGCGGACCATGCCCCACTTGATTGCGGAGAAGTCGCCCATGATCGCGGAGACCTTGGTCGGGGTCTTGGCGAGACGGCCGTTCACGGTGCCGGACACGGAGGCGGGGATGCCGTCGAGGTTGCCCACGTTGAGGGAAAGCGGCACCTCGGGGTACAGGCGCTGCCCGGTGGCGGGCACGCGCAGCTTGCGCAGCTCGGAGGCGAACTGGCGGCTCATGGCGATGCCGTTGATGCCGTAGTCGAGCAGGGCGTCGGAGAGGGAGTCGATGTCGTCGACCGGGGAGTCGGTCTTGGCGACGCTGTGGACGTCCTTGTCAGCGGTCAGGGCGGTGTAGCCCGTGAGGCCGAGGCCGGTCTTGGGGTTGATGGCGTGGTAGACGATGTAGTCGAGCGCGCGGCCCGCGGCGGCGGTCTGGTCGGCGATGATGTTGGAGATGATCTCCAGCTGGTTGTCCTCGTCGGCCCACTTCAGCTCGTCGGAGACGCGCGTGGTCGTGACGATCTTGGCGCGCTTTGCGACCACGGGGTCGGTGGAGATCTCGGAGCCGGACTTCTTGCCGCCCTCGGCGACGACCTCGGCCTCTGCGGTCGGGTTGAACACGAGGTAGGTCGTGTCCGCGAACTTCTGCGGGGTGCTGGGGCTCAGCGTGGCGATGGTGGAGGTGTCCTTCACCTTGCCGATGATGGTGGATACCACGCTGGACGGCAGCTTGATTTTCTGGGTGTCGTTTGCAGCCATTTCTGTGCCTTTCTTCGGGTTTGGCTTACTTCAGGAGGCGCTTGGCGAAGTCTCGCAGCGCCTCGTCCCCGCCCTTGCCGCCCTTGTCGAAGCTGCCGGGCTTCTCCACTCGCGGCGCGGGCTTTGTCTTGAATGCGGCGAGCATATTGTCGCACCATGCGGCCATGCTCTCCTCGTCCTCGCCGACGATGAGCTCGGCGGGGACTCCCTTCTCCTGCGCGACCTTGGCGGCGGTCTTGGCTCGTGCCTCGGCCTTCTCCTTGGCGTCGAGTCGCTTCTCGAGCTCCGCGACCTTCTCGTCGGCGGTCTTCTTCGCCTGGTTGGCCTCGTCGAGTGCGCTTGCCGCGCTCTTGTTGGCCTTGGCCTGCTTCTCCCACTTGCGGGAGTGCGCCTTCTCGGCCTCGTAGAGCGCCTTGTAGTCGGGCTCCTCGCCCCCGGTCGGCTCCGTACCGCCCGTTGGCTCCGTGTTGGTCTCTGCTGCCATGTCGCGTCCTTTCCCGGACCGTGCGGCCCGTCGGGCCAGCCGTGCGGCCGAGCCCCTTAGATGTGCGTTTCGGGCCGTGCGGCCCTGTCGCGCGGCAGTGTCCTACGGGCGTGAGATTTGGCCTGTTTGGCGTTTTTCGGCATGAAAAAAGCCGCCCGTGGGCGGCCATGCGGTATGATGGGGTTAGGCGGAAGCTGTTTGACTCACCTATTGAGACATGCAGCTCCCGCCTATTTTTTTATCGTTTGGAGCGACCCGTCGTGCCCCAGCATCCGCACCTCAGAGATTCCGTACCTCTTCATGTACTTGCGTATCCACGCTTCGGCTTGGCTGTCGGTGACCGACTTGTTCTCGCTGACGTCGAAGACGGCGAACCGCACCCCGCTCTTGTTGGCCACGGACTTCATGTGCGACTTGAACGTGTTCTCCGATTTCGACGTGTACACGGTCTTGATTTCGATGCCTGTGGACAGGTCGGCGCGGCTTACGGTCGTTTTTCCCTGCGCGTTCTCGCTCTTCAGGTGCACCTCGTCTTCCCAGAACTCAGTCTTGTAGCCCAGAGTCGCTAACTTCTCTGCGGTTCTCCTCTCTCCGGGGTCTACCCTCCACCTCTTTACCTTGTCGCGCCTCACCGCATCGTCCGTGAACGTTATGCCCTTATGCTCGCCGCCGGCGTACCAGGACGGGTCGCGTAGCTCTATCTCTGATGCGACGCGGTTGTTGAGGTAGGCGGTGTACGCCTTCCCCTCCTTGTTGCCGTGGCGCCTCACGAGCGCTTCGCGTTCGTCCTCCGGCATTGCGTACCAGTCGGAGGCGATGCCGTCGCGGCCTCCGAGCGCGGCCAGGCAGTCGTTATACCTATCGTACATCCCGTCAGGGTCGTATCCCTTGACTGTGGTCACCCCGTCGAAGCCGGGAACGATTCGGCAGTCGCAGTGCGCGTGCGAGTGCTCCGCCGCCGCCTCGGTCTTGGCGTAGAAGCCGAACGACGCGAGCATGAGGCAGAACCCGCACGTCTCGCCACGGGGAACGCGGGCGTACCACGGCTTCGCCGGGTCTTTGCGCGCGTTGTGGGCGACGCACCTGTTGGCGGCGCGCCTGATCTCCTCGTCGACCCTCGTGACGCACCGCGAGACAAAGACCTCGGGGGCGCCCTCGACGACCTTGCCGATGAAATATCTAACCGCGCCGAGCGTGGCGTCCGGGTCTCGCATGGACTCGGCGACCGCCCGATACTTCCCGGGGAAGCCCTGCGACGCCCTGACCGCGTCGTAGTATTCTGCGGCCCTCGCGGCGGCGCACGTGTCGGCGTAGTACCCGAGCACCGCCTCGATCGTCTCGTAGGCCCTCTCGCGGAGAGAGGCGACATCGCCGCCACCTCCGCGCTCCCAGCTCGACAGCAGGGACTCGAGCGCCGGCCTCACCTTCGCCTGGGCGTCTGCCGACAGCGCGTTCACCTCATCGGTCAGCTCGTCCAGCAGGCTAGTCGGCACCGCCGCCATTCTCGCCCTCCTTCGGCTCGAACAGCGATGCGATAGCCGCGCCCGCCTGCGCCTTCTTGGCATCCGACTCGATGCGCTGGATCTGCTCGTCCGTGTAGTCGAGCATCTCGTAGGCCACCGTGGAGTTGGCGAGCTTCGGGAGCGCCTGCACCTGCTTGAGCAGCGCGTCGGACAGGCTCACCGTGGACGGGTACGCCGGGGACAGGAATCGCGGGTTGATCTCATGCCCCGCGTCGCGCTCGGTGGCGAAATCGGTGCCGTTCGCCACGGCGAGCGCCATGTAGGCCACGTTGCGCAGCGCCGTGCCGTTGTCGCGGTTGAGGTTCTTGGCGTCGATGACCAAGGGCTCCAGGGACGCGGCGATAGCGTCCGAGGAGGACGGGTTGTCGTTGGACACGCCGAAGAAGCTCACCGGCACGTTGGTCACGGCCGACATCTGGCAGGCGAGCTGGCGCAGGTACTCCGTGAGCGGTGCCATCTGGAGCTGCGCGGACTGCCAGACCGTGGGCTTGTCGCCGTCCGGGTCTTTCGTGATCTCGTTGACCGCGCCCATCGAGGCGTCGTACTTGTTGCCGTCGTTGAGCATCTTCTTGTAGGTGCCCAGTAGCCAAGTCTGCGGCAGGGTCGCGGCCTCGGCGGCGACCTCCATTCGGGCGCGCTGCCGGATGGCGTCGTCGGTGATGCTCATCACGGAGCGGCTTATGCGCGAGGTGCCGAAGGGGCGCTCGAGCGTCGCGCCGTGTGCCATCGGCTCCATGAGGCAGCGCCCCATCGAGTGCTCGCGGTACTCGGCTACCCACGAGCCGCCGTCGCGCGTGAGCACCACGAGGCTGTCGTCGGTGAGCAGGTGCACCACGGTCGGCACGCGCTCGGTGTCGCCGGGCATCTTCTTGGACTCAGCCACGACGAGTCCCGCCCTGATGGCCTTGCGAGCGTCGTCCCAGAGCGCCGCCGCCGCGGTGGCGGGGTACGCCGAGATGACCGGGTAGCCGCCGCCGTCTGTCACGGTCCAGAAGCCGCAGCAGTGCTTCAGCTCGCCGATGAGGTTCTTGCGGTAGAGGCGCTCTAGCTGGTTCGACTCGCAGATGGCGCGGAGGGCCTTGCTCGTCTGCTCATCCGCGCACGTATAACCGTTGAAGATGGAGCGGTCGGCGAGTGCGTGCACGGCCTTGCGGGGCCAGTCCACGCGCGGGTTGATCTTCTTGGCGAGGCTCGCCGGCATGGCGATGCCGAGGTCCTTCACCGACACGTGCCCGAGGTAGTAGTCCTCGCGCTCGAGGTTGCTGGCTCGATGCTCGCGCCAGACGGTCATGAGCTCGCGGACGAGCGCCGCGTCGCCCGGCTCCAAGCCTGCGGCGGATGCTACCTGCCCCGCCAGTTCCATGTTCACTGCTGCCATCAGAAGCTGGCCTCCAGTTCCCTTCGCGGGTCTCGCTTCGTGGTTCTCGCCGCCCAGAGGGCGAGCGATGCGGACTCGATGGGGGCGGCGATGGAGTCGGGGCCGTCCGCGAAGCCCCATCCGTCCCTGCCTATGTCGCGCTTGAGCGACTTGCGCGCCGAGTCGTCGAGCGCCGGCGACTCGATGTGAGACAGCGTGCCCGAGTCGACCTCGTCCTTGAGCATCGACGCCGCAGCCTGCACGATTGCGGGCGTGCCCATCACGAGCGCGCACTTGCTGAAGCCGCCGTCGAGCATCCGCCGCTTGAGCGCGTCCGCTCCGGACTTGCCGTCGATGCAGGCGCACGCGATCTCATCTCGGTTGCGCAGGAGCATGTCCGAGATCGCGACCGTTCCGCCCGAAGCGCCCATCACGTCGTACAGCTCGACGTAGGACGGTCCGTCCCTGTCGGCGAGCGCCCAGGACACCGCGGCGTTGGAGCCGTCTGCGGAGAACTTCACGCCGAAGGCGAGCTTTCCGTCAGTGGGCGCTGAGTCGCGTCGGCACCCGTCCCACTTCTTGGAGGACAGGGCGTAGAGGAGCGAGCCTCCCGTCTTCGCCCACCACCCGAGGCGCTCGCGCGCGAACACGTCGGGCTGCATCTGCTCGGACTCGCCCTTGACGGCCTCGTAGTTGAGCACGGTGCCCATGGACGGGTTGTACTCGTACCAGCGGGACTCGTCGTGGACGTCGCCTATCTCGTCCGCGCCCCACTCGATCCACGCCATCTCGGACTCGCCGTCGTGCACGTCGTCGTGGAGGTCGCGGAACACCGTGCCGACGTTGTCGGGGCCTGGCGGCGTTCCGAGGTAGATGGTCTGCGGGTTGTGCATCGCGCTCGCCGAGATTGCCGGCAGGGACGCCGCCTGCTGTGTGTCCGTGAGCTCCTGCGCCTCGTCGTAGATGAGCACGTCGTAGGTCTTGCCTCGAGCCAGCGAGTTGGTGCGGGTGGTGAAGCGGATGAGGCCGCCGTTCTTGAGGCTGATGGCCTGCTGCCCGTTCGTCTTGCGCACGGCGAGCAGGAGGTCATGCAGCTCGGTCTCGTCCTCGTCCTCGAACGGCTGGGACAGCTCCTTGAACATCTGGTCGGAGGTGTCGCCGTGCTGGCAGGTGTACAGGATCTTCTCGCCGTTGAGCGCGCCGTAGAAGCAGCGGGCTCGAACCACCCAGCTCTTTCCGTTCTGGCGCGGGATGGAGATGCCCAGCGTGCGCAGCAGGTACTTGTCGCGCGCGTCGCGGGCCAGCATCGCGTCGAGCAGGTGCGGCTGCCACGGCAGCGGGTCGCCGAAGTAGGCGGTCGCGAGCTCGCAGGCCATCTCGCCGTCGCCGCTGAGGTCCTCAGGGACGTTAGCCTCGTATGTCGGCGTCTGCCTGGGCTCCATCAGGCACCCGCCGCCTTGGCCTTGCGCTCGCGGTCGGCGAACATCAGGCTCAGCACCCTAGCGCCGTCGCTCTGCGGACGCGCCTGCTGCACCTGGATGGGCACTGCCTTGCGCGACAGCCCGAGCAGCTCGTTGAGCGCGCGTATCTCGGCGGTCGCCTGCTTGAGCACGGACACGGCAGGGTGCGGGCGCTCCATGATGGCGTGCCGCCCGTTCTTCGCCTTGATGGGCTTGTAGCCGACGGGGTCGAGCACCTTCACGGACTTGCCCTTGCTCATCGCGTCCTCCGCGGCCTTCGCCACGGCATGCCAGTAGCACAGCAGCGCGATGTTCGGCGCGTCCTCGTCGGAGAAGCGCCCCGATGCGGTGACGCTCGCCCAGATCTGCGATTGATAGTCATCGGATGCGACCGATTCCGGCATCTTCGGCATCCCGGTCTCCTTTCTCGTGCCCGCATTGTGCGATGCGGGTGAGATTCGCGGCCTACCCCCGCCCTGGGGTCATGGGGCGGGGGGAAATCGGCACTGGCAGCGATGGGTGTCCGTGCACCCCCGGGGAGGGGCCATGCCCCCGCCATCGGCGGCTCAGCGCCCCAAAAAGCAGTGAGGCGCAGCCGAGCAAACGACCGCGCCTCCAGTTAGGCTTTTCAGCCCCGCCTATTCAGTTGTCTCGAGCCTTCAGAACAGCCTCGTGCGCCTTATCTCGACGGGCCTCGCGTCGCCCGGCATGTGCTTGCCCTTCCTCTGGTTGCAGATGCGGTGCGCCGCGTCGAGGTTCGCGTAGTCCAGCACCGCGCCGCCCCTCGCCCTCGGCACCACGTGGTCGGCCTCGAAGCTCCACGGCGTGCCGGGCGGCAGGCTGTAGTCTATGGGCTGTCCGCATATGTGGCACGGCCTGCCCTCGGCGCGGAGCCTCGCCTTGAGCTTGCGCTCGGCGTTGCCGTTGGAGCTCCACGTCATGCCAGGCGCTTCCTCGCGAGGTAGTCCTTCTTCACCGACAGGGTCGGGGTCTCGTCGGTGCTTCCTATCTTGATGGTGAGCGTTATGGGAGGCAGCACGAACCTCTCGTCGATGTCCCCCGCCACGTCGTCCACCATTGACTCCAGCAGGGCCGCGGCGTCGCGGAGCTGCTGCGCCACCCTCTCGCCGGCGCTCATGCGACCAGCCCCGCGAGCACCTGCCAGCACCACACGACGGCGGCGGCGCACAGCAGCACGAGTGCCGTCACGATGAGGCACCCGATGAGCTTGCCGGCCAGCCTTACGATCCCGTCCATTCAATCCTCCAATCTCACCCGCACACCATGCGCACGAGAACGGTCAAAACCACGGCGAGAGCCCATGCGGACCTCGCCGCCCACGCCAGCAGCGCGGTGAGCGCCGCCAGCGGCATCAGCCACAGAACATGTCGCACGCTTCCTCCTGCATGTCCCTCATGTGGTCCGCTATCCACGGGAGCGCCCAGTAGGCGACGTCGCCCGGCTCCGCGTCCGCCCCGTCGAACTTCTCCCGGAAGGCGTCGTCGAACTCTATCTCGCAGATGCCGTAGTCGCAGCAGCACTCGTACATCTTGGTGCACTCGGCGCATGTGGGCTTGCCCTCGCCGAAGTGCCTGTCGATTGCCGCGTCGGTGCATCCGTCCGGGAGGTTGTAGCCCGGCTCACAGCTTGCCCCCAAGGCGAATCACCTCCTCGCGGTACATCTCGTACTGCTCGATGAACCTGCGCGGGTTCTCCGCGATGACGTCGAGAACCTCAGCGAGCGTCATCTTGCCCAGGGGGCGCCCGCCGTCCGTGAGCTCGCTGTCCGGCACGTCGATGATGTGGCGCTCAATGATCTCGAATCTCATTTTGTCTCCTGACTTGCAAGTGCTTTGGGCTTCACGATGTCCCGCGGGTCTTCGCCCATCGCCTCCGCCAGATTGAGCAGCAGGTTCATCTTCACTTCCCTGCCGCCGCGGATGGCGTGGCTCAGGCTGCTGAGGTTCACACCGGCAATTCGCGCCAGCTGCTTGAGCGGGACGTGGTTGTCGACTCTCCAGTGGGCGATCTTGTCAGCGTCCAGCACGTACTCCGCACTCATGGCTTCACGACCCTCCTCCCGCATCCCGGGCAGAAGTTCCAGACGCCGCTCACGCGGTAGTGCTCCTCGTCCTCGACCTTGCAGCCGCAGACCGAGCACTTGAAGCCGTTGTCGCAGGAGCCGTATGCCATGTCGTCGTAGACGTTCCAACAGGACATGATTTCAGCCCTCTCGCCGATGCACGCGGCGGCGAGCCTCCGCGCGAGGCGCTCAATGCGCTCGATTGCCTGATCCGGCGTGTGCCCGTCCCACTCCGGCGCGCGGTCGAGCTCCTGGCACGGGAACATGTCCCAGCATTTGTCGACGTCGTAGTGGTACGTCGCCTGCCCCCAGGGCGTCTCGATGCCGACGATGAACATTCCGCCGTACATGGTCCCGTCATGATGCCGCCTGGACTTCCACGAGGCTCCGGGGAAGCACGTCACGATGAATGAGAACAGGACGGCCCTATGGCGGTAAAGCTCGTCGAACGTGTGGAAGCCGTCCGAGGTGTCCCCCGTGACGGGCTCAGGCTCGATAAGTTCGGCGAGGACGTCGAATCCGCACTCGCCGTCCGGAAGGCACTCGTCGATGGCCGTGAGGTACATGCTCTGGTAGAGAATCAGGTCCTGCGGGAACCAGCTGCGTTCGCCGAAGAATTCCTTCTTTTTCTCGCGTAACCTCTTCGCCGTCTCGCGGCGCACATCATCGGTAATCATTCGCCCTCCTTGGATATGGCCAGCGCCACGTATTTCTGGGCGAGGCCCTCGAAGTCGTCGAGGATGTAGTCGATTCGGTAGGCCGCCCAGTTGAGCGGGTGCCTTGCCGCCGCCCCGACGGCATAGCCTTCATTCGTGACGACGTCGAATACGATCTTGTCGCCGACCTTGTAACCCCGGTCGTTCTTGCGAACCTCGAGCGTCTTGGTTCCGTTCAGGACGGCATCGGCATACTGCTCGTGAATCTTGAGCCTGTGCGTCGTCATCAGTCCTCACCCCTCAGCTTGCGGATGCGCGCCATAACGTCTTTCAAGAAGGCATGGGAGCAGGAGCAGCCGTAGCCCTCGAGTTTGCAGCCCTCGCAGTCCTTTATTTCGCGGTCGTAATAAGGGCAGACGACTTCCGTCTGATGGTTCGCGATCTTGCCCAAGTCCTCTTCCAGCTTCTCCCAGCTGTCGGGCGTCTCCGGTGGCGTGAGGTAGAAGGAGCTGCAATAGTCATACTGGCAATCCATGAACACGACGCCCCACTTTAAGCCGGGCATCGTCTGTACCACAGAATAGGTAAAGCGGTTGACCTTAAAACACTTGCCGTCCTCGTTGTACAGAACTTTGGTATCGAGCGGGATTTCACGGCCTTCCGCGTCTTTCGGTAGCTCAATCATTCGGAATCACCGGCCAGACGGTTCACACGCGATACGATGTCGGCCATCATGGCATCGAGGCAATTCATCTTCCCGTGGCTGCACAGCCTGCAATCGTTGCAGTACTCGCCACGGTCCTTGTCGTAGTGGCACGGCATGTCCCTGCAGCCTTTGCCGTGCACATCCCACGCACGGTTGAGGTCTTCCGCGAGCTGCTTGAGGCTGTCCGGCTTCTCGAGGTACATGGAGTTGGCAGGTAAGTGGTACACCATGTCCCCAGTCCCGTAGGACTCGGCTGTCCATTCGACCTCGTGTGTGATCACATCGAATCCGAACGTGAACCTGTTCACCTCGTACCCGACGCCTATGTTGTTGTACAGCACCTTGGTGCCCAGCGGAATCTCGCGGCCCTCGGCATCTTTTGGTAACTCGATATTCGCCATTGCCATCACCTATCTAGCCCCAGCAGTACAAAGGACATGTCGCGGCAGATGCGGATGCTGCCGGGCGTCCTCACGGTCATTAGCTCCCCGTCCTTGCACATCCTGTAGACGGTCCTCAGGCTCACGTTGAAAGCCTCGGCCCATTCGTTGGGCGTTGCATACTCGGGGATCGTGGATGGGGTCACGCCCTTGGACATTTCGATAATTGCCATTAGTCCTCACCTACCTCGTAGCTCGCGTCGGTCCAGTAGTTGCACCTGGCGAGCCCCTGCGTCCTGTGCACGAACTCGGGCCTGCGCCCGCACTCGTACTCCGTGCGCTCCACGCCGTGGATGGTGTGCAGCTTGATCACGCCGCAGTGCGAGCAGTTCTCGCAGCGCTCCTCCCGGAGCCCGTCCGCGTAGATGTCCGGTCTCTCGTCTCCCGTCATCTGCATCCCCTCTTCCCGTACCTTCCGTCGTTCACCATGTTCCTGACGTGGCGCCGCATGTCCTGCGCCGCCTGGTCTCCCTCGGGCGGCAGCCTCCGCCCGCTCGCGCACTCGACGCAGTGGACGCGCCAGCCGCCGCGGTAGCGCTCGAAGTGCCCGAACCCGGGAGGCGTCCACCTGCCGCACTCGCGGCAGTAGCCGCCGTAGACGTTCCTAGCCATTCCCCCGCTCCTTCCTGTACTTGCCGCCCATCACCGGCACCTCCCGATACTCTTCAGGTACAGGTTGTTGCGGCGCGAGCGGGCGAGTGCGCGACGGCTGCGACGCTGCCACTTCGGGTCAAGCGCCTTCGCGAGCTTCCTCATGAGACGGCGGGCGTCTCGGAACACGCGGGAGATGCTCTCCCACAGCATCTCGGCGACGGCCTTCGCGGCATCGCCGATTGCCTCCAGCAACCGCGTCGCCGCCCAGCTAAGCGTCCCGGGGTATGGCGCCTCAAACGTCTCGCCGGTCTTTTTCTCGTCGGTCATCGGTATTCCTTTCATTCGGTTCCTATTCGCATTCGTAGACGTCGCCGGCCATTGATTCCGCGAGCGCGCGCATGTCGGTCACCTCGGCGCACTCCGCGCCGAAGAACATTCCGAGCTCGCCCCTCTTGTGCCTGTCGCACCGGTAGGCGCGGCAGATCTCTGGCCTCGCGGCGTAGACCGAGCACTCGCGCCCGTCCGTGAGGTACGGGCACAGCAGGTCGTACTCAGCCCTGGGCTCGGCGGGCACGATTCCGTTCCGGCGCACGTACGCCTCGAGGCGCACCCGGTCGAACGGGCTCACGGGCAGGAAGCGCGAGCAGCACTCGCCGCAGCCCCTGCAGTCGCCCGTGTAGAGGTCGGTCACCTCGTCGCTCCGGAGCCCGGCGTGGATGGCCGCGGCGACGGCCCTCTCGTCATTCATCGGCCTGACCTGCCGCTCATGTCGGGCACGGCGGCCCCTACTCGGCACATCTGGCCACCTTCTTGTCGTAGATCTTCTTGAGGTCCCGGCGCATGAACCGGATGAACTCCTCCTCGCCGACGCCGTCCGCCAGCGCCACATATCGCATCGCATCGTGGCACCATTCGTCGAAGTCGAGCAGCCTTCCGCTGAACGCGCTCTTGACGTCCGTGACCTCGGCGTAGGTGAAGCGGGTCAGCATCTCCTCGCGCATGACCTTGTCGGCCAGCGCCTCGATGGGCGTCTTGGGGCGGTTGATAATCCGGCTGTAGCCGTTCGCCCTCTTTGTCATAGCGTCGAGCTGCTTGAACAGCTTGTTGTTCTCGGCCGCGAGGCGCTCGTTGCGGCGCTGCTCGTAGTCAAGCTCGGCGAGCACGTACTGCTCGCAGTTGGTGATCTCCATCGTCATTTCACCTCTCGGATGATCTCGTTTCCGTAACGGTCGGTGATGGCCCAGTAGCCGAACATGTAGAGGTCGGGGCTGTGCGGCGGGTACTCCCTGAGCATCGTGCCGGACCACCATGCCTCCTCGGCCGCCCCGGTGCGCCATACCCACTCGGCCCTGAGGCCGCCGTCGTGGAACTTCCCGTGGCACCCGGTCGTGCCGGAGCCGCACAGGGCGAACAGCGGGCTGCGCAGCTCCCACACTCCGTTTGGCGTGACGAGCCTGAACGTCTTTCCCCACGACCTGCGGGCGACGTGGTGGCAGTTGGAGGCGCGCCTACCGCACACCGCGCACCGGGCCTGCGTCGGCTCGTATGCCGTGTCGTGCGTGTACCTCGCCCCGAGGTGGGGCTTGCCGTACAGCTCGGCGCGCTCCTTCGGCCATCCCCTCAGCAGGCCCGCGTCGAGGATCATGAGAGCCTCCTTTCGCACGCGGCGCGGGCGGCCAGCAGCCTCCGCGCGTCCTGGTACAGCCCGAACTCCGCCCTGCCCGCGGTCGTGCCCCGCGGGGCCTCGACCTTGGCCGGGTCGATGCCCGGGTGCTCGGACGCCCACCTTCGCTCCTGCTCGGCCAGTGCCTCCTCGGGCGTCCTGGTCGGCCTGAACGTCGCGGCCTCGACCTCCGAGGCGGTGGGCTTGCCGCGGCTGCGGGCCTCGGCGTCGAGCTCGCGCTGGCGGCGGTGCCACTGCCGGGCCTGCGGCTGCCAGTCCGAGATAGGCATGCCGTTCGACTTGCGCCAGCCCTGAGACGCGTAGAAGTCGAAGAACGCCTGCGGGTCGCCGTTGAGGCAGTTGACCCCGAAGTACGCGGCGACCTCCTCGGCGGTCGGCGGCTCGAAGCCCTCGGGCGCGGCGCACGCGTCCGCACTGCCCTGCACTGGAATGGCCTGGCTTGGTATGGACTGGTATGGATTGGTATATAAGGAGGGGTTTTCAGGTTCCGAAACCCCCGTTTCGGTAGTTTCCGAAACCTCGAAACCCCCGTTTCCGTTTTCCGAAACCCCCGTTTCCGAGGTTTCCGCATCCTCCGAAACCCCCGTTTCGGCCTTACTGGACTTCGGCGGCCTGCCGCCCTTGTTCTTGTTGCGGGCGGCGAGGCTGTTGTCGATGTCCTCGCGGAGGCTCTCGAACACGGCACTGAGCGCCCAGTCGGCGAACTCCGGCTCGATGCCGTTGGTGCCGTACTGGATGATGGCCCAGCACAGCTCCCCGCGCGGCCCCTCCGGCACGCGCTCGAGGGCGGCGGTGAGCTTCGGGAACCACGTGAACTTGCTTGCCATCAGAACCACCCCCAAAGAAGCGAAGAGAAGAACAGGAAACCCGAGGAGAAGGAGGCGGCGAAAAGGGCCGCCTCCCAGTGGTCACGGATGGTGTCGGGTAAGCGCCCCATCAGAACGGGATGTCCTCGTCGTACACGTCCAGCTGCTGCTGGGCGGGTGCCGGCTGCGGCGCTGCCTGCTGCGGTGCCGGTTGCGGTACCGCCTGCGGGGCCTGCTGGTAGGCCTGCTGGGCGTTCCACTGCGGCGCCGGATGCGGGGCGTACGCCTGCGGCGCGGGCTGCGGCGCCTGTCGGGGCGGGTACGCCTGCTGCTGGTAGCCCTGCGGCGCGTACTGCTGAGGCGCCTGCTGCCCGTTGGGGTTCTGGCTCATGAGGACGACCTCGTCGGGGATGATCTCGACCTTCGAGCGCCTGCCGCCCCCGTTCTTGTCCTCCCAGGAGCTGTAGCGAAGCTTCCCCTCGATGGCGACCTTCATGCCCTTGCGCAGGATGCGCGAGAGCGCCTCGGCGCGGTTGCCGAACATGGTGCAGTCGATGAAATTGGGGTAGTCCTCCCACTCCCCCGTCTGCTGGTTGCGGCGGCGGTCGTTGACCGCGACGCCGAAGCCCAGCACCTGCGTGCCGCCCGGCGTGACGCGCAGCTCGGGGTCTCGGGTCAAATTGCCCGACACGACCACTCTGTTGATGCTCATCTGTATGTCTCCTCTCCGCCGCTCGTCCATGTCCTCTGGATGTCGGCGTCCACGGTCTTGATTCGCAGCTTCAGCGCCATGATCGTCTCGGATGAGGCCTTGTAGAGCGCCTCCGCGCAGTCGCGCAGCTGCTTCTTCTCGGCTATCTCCTCGCGCCCCCGGCACAGGTCGCCGATGATGGTCACCGGCGTGCCCTTGGAGCGCTCCTCGAGGATGGCGATGCGCAGCGCCCTGCGGTAGTCCGCCTCGTTCTCGGCGTACTGCTGGCCCGTCCGCCTGAGCGTGTCCAGCTCCGCCATGAGGCGCTCGAACAGCTCCTCGCGCTGCGCGTACATGTCCTGCATGGCCTACAGGACGCGCCACGTAGGCGTGGCGCAGCAGCCGGGGTGCTTCTTGAACTCCTCGTACTGCTCCTTCGACTCGAAGGCGTAGGCCGTGCCGCAGGCCTTGCACTTCGCCGTGAACCCGCCGCTCTCGGGCGGCTCCTTCTCGGGCTTGTCCGACAGCGCGTCCGGGTCGCTCTGCCCGTCGATGGCGAACAGGCCGCACAGCGCGTACTTGCGCGCGTAGCTCGACGCCATCCCGGTCACCTGCGCGTCGTCGGAGCCGCTCTTGTGCTCCGCCTCGCGGGCGTAGGCCTTGAACTCCTTCTTCTCGCCGTGCCCGTCCTCGAAGAACAGCGTGCACGTCGCCTCGACGTAGTAGCGCTCGCCCACCTTGCAGATGCCGTCCTGGAGCGTGAACGCCACGCCGGCCTCCTTGCAGGGCTCCTTGAGCGCGGCGACGATGTCCTCGAACGAGCGGTAGCTGAACTTCCCGAACGCGTTGTAGCGAGCCTTGGGGACGGTCACGGAGCGCTGAACCTTGGCTATCGCCTGGGGGAGCGTCATCTCCTCCTCCGCCATCTAGCACACCCCCTTGCACTTGATGGTGCCGGTGATTCCGCGCTCGCGCAGCGCCGCGGCGAGCTGCTCCATCTGCGAGCGCGTGGCGGACGGGATCTCGACCGTCCACGCGCAGGACGGCTCGGGGCGCG